GCCCGTACCTGGACGCGCGTATACATGATGTTCCACACAAACAATTACATTACCCTAGGAATCCTATACCCCCCCCTATAATATACATTCAAAAAAGCAAATATGAAGACGGCGCTGACTTGCCCTCATTTATATCGGCTAAGAACTATTCCGATTTTATTTTCAATGACTTAGGGGTGGCGCTAACTTGCCCTCATTTATCGCGTGTTTTAGCTGGGATGGGATTACCACCTTTGACATAAGGCAAATGATTATCTATATTATTGGTGTGGCGGCTCTGGTTTCATCCGCATTAAGACCCTACCAAGGGCCACCTTAGCGAGCTGTTCTGTATATTGTCTAGCTATCTTAGGATTACTGCAGATTATCGCTATGGTGCCGTCCTGAAGGGTGCCGATCCACTTGTTACTTTTGACTTCCAGTAACTTGTACGCAGAAGAGTCCGCTGTTTTGGTCTTTAACGAGCATTTTGGCTTTCTGTCTTTCGTCATAGCAGGCTTTTTCAACTTGATATGTGCCTAGTTGGTAATATTCTAGTTTACCGTTCATGAGATGTATCCAGAGAAGTACCCACATCACCATCTACCTAAGTATTTGCCAAGGTAATATACGGAAAGTCCTAGAAATATTACAGCCATGAGAATGCCAAGAGCAGTTGCAATGGCTTCATTGCGTTCTTCTCTGGCTTTTTCTGCAGCTTTTTTGGCTGCTTGGCGCTCTTTGCGGGCTTCTGCTTGCCATTGTTGCCACCTATCCCAGGTGCCAGAGGGAGCATACAATCGGCAGTAGCTTTCTAGCTCCTTACGTTGCTGCCTTAGCTTCTCTAATGCTTGAAACTCTTCCCAGTCTCCCTGTTCACCGCCAGCTATTGCGGTGAATGGACTTGATTTCTTTTTATTGATTGCTTCTTTTATATCTTCTTCGGCACCAAGGAACTTACCTACAGCACCAATAAGACCTGCTGTCTCCCTACCGTTAGAGAGTGCCGTCTTGATTACAGAATATGCAGCGTTTGCAGCAGCAATAGATTCTAAGATAGCCATCTATCTCTCTATGAGTCTATCCAGCTTTCCTTCTAAACGATCTAGTCGATCTATTACGCGATCCATATCAGATTGCTGGCGGTTTACGGATACATACTCTTTGGCTATTTCCTCACGAGTACGATTCAAGAGAACGGTTATGCGTTTTAATTCTTCGTGCTGAGACTTACACCACCACCCACCAATTGTGATGATAAGTCCCATAGCAATATCGACATACATATCCATGTGAAATTCCATGTGAAATCCTCTCAACGCCAAAATACCACAGGTAGGTAATTTAGTTCAATAGAACTTTCTTTCACTGGCACGTTCTTATATCGGTAGACGTTACGGTAGACGGTATATATATATCGGTAGTCTACCGATATGTATTATATTATATATATATATTATATACGCGCGCGTAATATGGTTATATTATAGGCTTAGAGATGGAACTCCTCCCTGGTCCATCTCTTGGCGGGCAGGCATATCCCCACCCTTTGCTTGCTCGCCTCATCAGAGGAGTAAACATGCAGAAGCTTTCTGCGATTAAGGATAAGATATCTCAACTGCCCCTTGAACAACAGGCAGAGTTGCTAGACTTGCTCCAGCAGCTAGAGGACGCTGAGAACAAAAAGAACGCCAAGGATGACTTCATAAGCTTTGTGAACCTCATGTGGCCTAGTTTTATTTCTGGTAGGCACCACAAAGATATGGCTGATGCCTTCGAACGTGTGGCACGAGGTGAACTCAAGCGTTTAATTATCAACATGCCACCCCGACACACCAAGTCTGAGTTCGCTTCCTATATGCTGCCAGCTTGGTTTCTGGGCAAGTACCCTGAGAAGAAAGTTATTCAGACGGCACACACTGCAGAACTAGCAGTTGGCTTTGGTCGTAAGGTTAGAAACCTGATTCAGTCTGAGGACTTCGCCAAAGTATTCCCTGGGATTACCCTGTCTTCTGACTCAAAAGCTGCGGGGCGTTGGAATACAAACAAACGTGGTGATTACTTTGCTATTGGTGTTGGCGGTGCGGTGACTGGTAAGGGTGCCGATCTGCTAATTATCGATGACCCGCACTCAGAACAAGATGCGCAGCAAGGCCAGTTCAACCCTGAAGTGTATGATCGTGTCTATGAGTGGTATACGTCTGGACCTCGCCAGCGTTTGCAGCCTGGTGGTGCGATCATTGTTGTTATGACCCGTTGGTCTAAGCGTGATCTAACAGGACAAATCCTAAACTCAATGACAGATAGGGCAGGTGTTGATGACTGGGAGGTGATTGAGTTCCCTGCAATCCTACCCTCTGGCAATCCCCTTTGGCCTGAATTCTGGTCTCAGAAAGAACTTGATGCCCTAAAAGCAGAACTTCCTGTATCCAAATGGTCAGCCCAGTACCAGCAGAATCCAACATCTGAAGAAGGGGCGCTGATCAAACGTGAGTGGTGGCAAAAATGGGAAGGCAGCAGACCGCCAGAATGCGAAGCTATTATACAATCTTGGGATACAGCGTTTCTAAAAACTCAAAGAAGTGACTACAGTGCCTGTACAACATGGGGTGTCTTCTATCACGAGGGAGCGCCTAACATAATTCTTTTGGATGCATACAAAGAAAAACTAGAGTTCCCAGAACTAAAGCGAGCAGCATACGATAAATACATGGAGTTTGAGCCAGACCAGATGATCGTGGAGAAAAAAGCTTCTGGTGCGCCTTTGATATTTGAGCTTCGATCTATGGGTATTCCTGTAACAGAGTTTACTCCATCAAGGGGTCAGGATAAGATTGCAAGGGTAAATGCAATAACAGACCTGTTCGCAAGCGGATCAATATGGTATCCTCCCACCAGATGGGCTGAAGAAGTGATTGAGGAATGTGCATCATTCCCGTCAGGGGATCATGATGACTTAGTGGACTCTACCACCCAAGCTCTGCTAAGGTTTAGACAAGGCGGTTGGGTGAGGGCCGAAATGGATGACTGGGATGACGAGCCAAAATACCGTAGACCAGTTGAGTATTACTAGAAGCAGCACCGCTGCGCATGTGAAACGGAGATAGGCATGGCTATCGAAAAGCAGATGGAACCTTCTGATCTTGAGATCGAAGAAACAGACGCGACAAACATTGAAGTTGAAATAGTAAACCCAGATGCGGTTTCTATTGAGACTGAAGACGGCGGAGTGATCATTGATTTCGAAGGGGGCATTGCTGAAGATATCATGGGTCCAGACCACGATGCCAATTTAGCAGAGTTTATTGACGAAGCTACACTCCAATCGATGGCATCTGAGCTTGTGGGGGATTTTAACTCAGACCGCGAATCACGGCAAGATTGGGCAAGAGCATACGTCAAAGGTCTTGACCTGTTGGGCATGAAGATTGAAGAACGTAGTCAACCTTGGGCAGGTGCGTCAGGAGTATTTCACCCAGTTCTAACTGAAGCAGTTGTTAGATTCCAAGCTCAAGCTATGGGTGAAATATTCCCAGCGTCTGGTCCAGTTAAGACAAAGATTATGGGCAAGCTGACACCAGAGAAAGCTGATCAGGCTGACCGAATCCAAACTGAAATGAACTACCTACTCACGGAAGAAATGACAGAATACCGTGATGAAACTGAACAGATGTTGTTCAAACTTCCTCTTGCGGGTTCTGCTTTCAAGAAGGTTTACTATGATCCACTAGAGGATCGTCCAGTTGCCATGTTTGTTCCAGCAGAAGACTTTGTTGTTTCATATGGTGCGTCAGACCTAGCGTCTTGCCCGCGCTACACGCACATCATGAAGAAAACATCTAATGAGATTCTAGAGCTGCAGGTTGCGGGGTTCTATCGTGATGTAGACCTGCCTGACCCAGAGCCAGACTTTACAGATATCCAAGAAAAATATGATGAGCTTGATGGGGAGAGCGCAATCATAGAAGATGATGACCGTCACACAATTCTAGAAATGCATGTTACCATGAACATGCCAGAAGAGTTTGATGATCCAGATAATATTGCTCGTCCATACGTTATAACAATCGATAAAACATCTCGTGAGATTTTAGCAATCAGACGCAACTGGTATGAAGATGACGCAAAGAAAAAGAAACGACTCCACTTCGTTCATTACAAATATCTCCCAGGTCTTGGATTCTATGGAACGGGACTTATCCACCTTATTGGCGGGCTTGCAAAATCGGCTACCTCGATTCTCCGTCAGCTCATTGACGCTGGTACGCTATCGAATTTACCTGCTGGTCTTAAAGCTCGCGGTCTTCGCATTAAAGGTGATGACAGTCCGCTTATGCCTGGTGAGTTCAGGGACGTGGATGTTCCAGGCGGTGCAATACGGGATTCGATTACGTTCATCCCTTACAAAGAGCCATCGTCGGTACTCTACTCTTTACTTGGAAACATTGTCGAAGAGGGACGCAGAATTGGATCAGTAGCGGATATCCAAGTAGGCGATATGAATTCTCAGGCACCAGTGGGTACAACACTGGCGCTAATGGAACGATCCATGAAAGTTATGTCTGGCGTACAGGCGCGTATGCATGCGTCCATGAAGAACGAGTTGCGTCTATTAGCTCGTATTATTCGTGACTACATGCCAGAAGAATACGCCTATGAGATGGACGGTGACTTCAACCGCAGGCAGGACTTTGACTCTCGTGTTGATGTAATACCTGTATCTGATCCTAATGCTGCAACTATGTCTCAAAGAATTATGCAGTATCAGGCTGCGCTGCAGCTTTCTCAGCAAGCTCCTCAGTTATACGATATGGGTAAACTGCATCGCCAAATGTTAGAAGTTCTTGGCATTCAGGATGCTGATGACATCATCAAGCTACCAGATGATATCAAGCCAGCAGACCCAGTAACAGAGAACATGATGATCCTGAAACAAGAGCCAGTAAAGCCGTTCAAGTATCAGGACCACGAAGCCCATATTGCTGTTCACATGGCAGCGGCACAAGACCCGAAGATCATGCAAATTGTTGGTCAGTCTCCGTTTGCTGCGCAAATTCAACAGGCAATGGCAGCACATATCACAGAACACGTTGCGTTCCAGTATCGCCGCGAGATCGAAAAGATGCTTGGTGTTGAGATGCCAAATGAAGACGAGCCTCTGCCACAGGATATTGAAGTGCAGGTATCAAGGCTTGCAAAAGAAGCAGCAGAAAAGTTACTTCAGAAAGATCAGGCAGAAGCGCAGCAGCAGCAAATTCAGAAGCAGCAGCAAGACCCAGTGGTCCAAATGCAGCAACAAGAGTTGCAGCTTAAAGCAAAAGAGCTTGAGCATAAGATTCAGATGGACACTCAGAAGTTGCAGCTTGATGCAATGGCAAAAAGTTCAAATGCACAAATTCAAGTAGAGCGCATTGCGGCAGAGAATCAACGTGAGGGTGCGCGTCTGGGGGTCAAGCTTGCCACAGACTTGGATAAGTCACAGCGAGAAGATCAAAAAGAGGGTGCAAAATTGGGGATAGAAATAGCAAAGGAGCTAACGAAGGGAGATGAATGACGTTTTCACGTTACTAAATCGTAAGATTGAAGAATACGAGGAAGATATAAAAGGCTTCCTCGCATCTGGTCAAGCTGAGGACATGGCAATGTACAATCGTTTGGTGGGAAGAAACGAGGCTTTACAGTTCATAAAGCAAGACCTTAGCGATATCGAAAAGAGATATATTGAAACTTAGAACTTTTTTCGCTATCCTTCGAAACAGGGAGACCTCGTGGCGTTGCCGCGCAAGGTGACTGTGAACCTTAAATCACTGCAAGGACAGAAATGTATACAGGTAACACAATTACAGAAGAGAAGGTAGCCTCTAAGCTACCAAAGCCACAAGGGTACAAAATCCTTATTGGCGTACCCGAAGTCAGCGACAAAACAGAAGGTGGGGTATTTATGCCTGACGGACTTAGGTCCGCAGAAGAAACCGCATCTATTATTGGTTTTGTTATGAGTCTTGGCCCAGATTGCTATGCAGATAAGGACAAGTTTCCAAATGGACCCTTCTGCAAGGAAGGCGACTTTGTAATTTTCCGATCTTATTCAGGCACAAGGTTCAAGATTCATGGAAAAGAATTTAGACTTATTAACGATGACACCGTTGAGGCTGTTGTTGATGATCCAAGAGGATACGCACGGGTATGAGTAATCTAGCAGAAGAACAAGAATTCGAGGATGAAACAGTCGCAGAGGCTCTTGCAAAGGCACAGCAAGATCAAGATGATGACGATTCAGACTTTGAGATTGAAGTTGTAGACGATACTCCTGAAGAGGATCGTGATAAGCCTCGACGTGCAGAAGGCGCAGAGCCTAATGTGCCTGATGACGATGAAGTAAAGTCATACAGTGAAGGCGTACAAAAGCGCATCAAGCAGCTAAAGTTTGAGTACCATGAGGAGCGCAGAGCTAAGGAAGAAGCCTCTCGCCTTCAGGAAGAAGCTCTTCGATATGCTCAACAGGTGAAGCAAGAAAATGAAAGACTTCTAAAGCAGCTACAGCAGGGTGAGTCTGTTCTTGTAGATCAAGCAAAGGGTCGAGTTTCAGCAGAACTTGATAAAGCTAAGGCTGCATATAAGGCTGCTTATGAAAGCGGAGACCCTGAAGCGCTTCTTGAAGCACAGGAAAAACTAACGATACTTCAAAACGAAAAGGTTCGTTACGATAGCTATAGACCTGCAGCGCGTCCTCAGCCTCAACAACAACCTCAATATCAGCAGCAAACGCCTCTACCCCCACGTCCAAGTGATCGTGCTTTGGAGTGGGCAAAGAGAAACGACTGGTTTGAAAAAGATTCTGAGATGACTGGTTATGCTTATGGGCTTCATCAAAAGCTCGTAACAAACGGTATTGCTCCAGATAGCGAACGGTACTACAATGAAATCGACGCAGCGGTTCGCCGTGTGTTTCCAGATAAGTTTGACGATGGGTCCATAGGGGTATCAGCACCCCAACGTCAGGCGG